CTAGAGTGACAGTAAGACCAAATGACGATTGTGACACTGAAGTTTAACATCTAAGAATCTCAAGCAAGTCTTTGATTGACGTTTATCGAGGAGATTCTGATAAGAGGGCTACGGCCCTCTTTTTTTAATCTTGAACTACTTGGGAGAACGCGTTTCCGCCTCTATATGCGTTGAATTGCTGCAATGTAACTGTAGAGCTTTGATTACCACCCATTATGAATGATAGATTTGAATTATCATATGATGGTGCTTGTACTGGTACTACTGATGTACCACCACCAATTCCAAGTAGAGAGTTGGTATAATTACCACTTAATAGGTTCGCTCTACTCGTTTCCATCATCGCCTCGCCCATCAGGTCTTGGAAACTACCATCAAATTGAATGTTATTTTCTTTCTTAAATCGTTCAAAATCCTTTTCAACTGTATATTGATTAACTCTAGACCTTTTAGAATATTCACCAGGTAATCCAAAATTTCTTGTATAGTCTAAATCTGACAACCTCAATCCAAAACCGCCTTCATCGATACTTTTAGTAGCTAGAGAAATAGTTGAATCGATTTGTAATTGAGTTGTATTAAATGCATCTTGTCTTCTTTGTAGTTCTTCAAGATATTGATTATATGCCATAAGTTCATATTCTTCATCTGTGAACATTTTATCGCCAAAAGCTCTTTTATTAGCTTTAAATCTATTTTCTAAATACTGGTCTTTACCTTCTCTAAAATCATTTATACTCTTTTCTTGTTCAATTAAAAGTTCGCTCTTATCAGCAAGAGCTGCGTTAATTTTAGGAGCACTACCCAACTCTGCAATTAAATCTTCTTGTTCTTTAATTTTCTTATCGATGAGTGTGGTATCTTCACCTAATGCTACAGCCTTTTTTCTTATTTCTAAATATCTATCTAATTGCTCATCAGCTTTTATTTTTTCTCTATAAATTTCTTCGACTTTATTTGGTAGTATATCTGCATCTTTAAAATATTCAGTTACTTTTAAAGCAGTGCCACCTATAAGTAAACCAAGTACAGCTGCTGCTTTAACGTATGGACCGCCTGGTGCTGCTAAACCAGCTAAAGATGAAACAGCTACACCACCTATTTGAGAGCCTAATGGTAATGGTACTTGAGCTATCTGCTCTGCAGTCATTGAACCGCCACTTTCTTCACTGCGCCACCAATCCATTAACGCAGGTAATCCATTATATAAACCAGCAAATATTAATCCTGCAATACCACCTCTAACTAATTTCATAGTTAGGCCTGCTTTTTTCAGTCCACCGGCAGCATCACCTGCTTGAGGAGAAATTATATTTGCTAAAGCTTTAAACGTTAAATACTGCCCTGCAATATTTAAACCACCTTCTACTACTGCTCCAGCACCTTTTGCTGCACCATAACCTAGCGCAAGCTGTCCTAAAGGTTGAGCAAGATATAATATGTTATCAGTAAAGTTAGCCCAATCACCAGCTGTTATTTTACTTAATGCTTGACCTGCTTTTTCGAATCCTTCAAATACAGTTGGTAGATTTACATCTCTACCAAAGAATTTTGGAATTAAAGCTTCAGCTGCCCCTGCTAAAACTTCATAACCAACGGCGCCTATAATTCCAAACATTAAAGTTCTTCCAATAATACTAAATGTTTTCTTTATAGTACTCGCTAAAACACCATCTTTACCAAATATTTTAATATCTTTTCGTTGAGCTTCTATTTGGTCTTTTCTTTTTTGCTTAGCATCTTCAGTTGCAATTTGTTGCTCTAGTTTTATTTGCTCTGCGTGTTGTTTTTCATATGCCTTACGTTCTTCATCACTATTAAATTGTTCAAGCTTATATTGTTTTTCATCGCGTAATTTTTCAAGCTTTGTTTGTTTTTCTAAACCACCTTTAAATCCAGCCATAGAAGCAGACATCGCCTCAAGCGCTGGCTTAAGTTGGTCTGTTAAAACTTCTTTTACAGATTTTATAGAATGTGCGCCATCATTACGCACAAGCTCGCCTTCTCGTATCAGTCGTTTTCTAATGTCTTCTAAATTGGTAGCCATTTAGTTTTATCCGTTTCTAGCTTGTTCTATTTTATCGTTCTGTTCTTTTATATGCTGTACTAACATATCAAAATATAAATCTCTTTCGTATGGCAATAAATTTTCAATTTCAGAGATTGAATACTTATGGTGCTGGGCCATACTAAAAATTATTTGGTAATAATCTTGTAGGCTCATGTGGCTCAGCATCAAGTAAAAAAAGTTTGTAGGCCCTCCACAACTATAGTTTTATCATTACCTTTTGAATTAGTATATTTTATTTCGTGCTTTAATTTAGGCATAGTTTCAAAAAAGGTCGCAATACTTTTAACCGTTTTTGTAGTTAATGATTCCATAAAATCATCAACTTCTTCTTGTTTATAATCTTTAAAATAATGTACTTCATCGTCAGATGCTAAGTAATCAATACAAGAAGTTAACATCACATAATCTGTTAACGGGTCATCTGGGTTCATAGTCGTTAACTTAGCAAATTCATCAATAGTAGGATATTTTAAGAATAACCTATAATCATCATTAATTATTATTTCATTAGTGTGTTCGTCATTTCTAACGATTTGAACTTCATCAATATCAATTTCAACTGATACACGCTCTTCAGTTTCTTCATCTATAATTGAAAATTCTATAACATTATTAATACTTCTTGCTCTTAAATATAATATTACATATTCAAGGTCAAACATTGCAAGGTTACTAACATCGTAATCAATTAAACAATTATTAACAACCTGCTTTGCAGCTAATACTTGAGCTGTCGCGTCATTATTTTCTTGGCCTACTAAAAGAATCTTTTCTTCTTTTACTGTAAAAGGCCTATATTTTATTTTTTCACCCGATGAAGGAATTGTAAGTTCCTGTATCGGAATATCAATTTTTGGCAATGCCATAATATATTTCTCCTAATATAATATAAAAATTTATTGGTCAACAAAATCCGTACCGGTAGGAGTATATGTCTTACCTGGGTCTTTTGCTGGTTTATTTTCTTTACTTCCTTCAGCTGTTTCTTGTGGTGTAAAGAAACTAGATAAATTATCGTAAGAATTTCTAACTCTATTTAATCTGTTAATTGCGTCTTGTATACTTGTAATTTTACCTTGATTTATTGTTTGTTTTGTTACATCAACAAATTTAGCTAAATCAGATAAAGTGTCAAGAAATCCGCCACCTGTTCGTACAGATGGATTACCTGTTCTGTCATTGGAATACCAAATACGGTCATAAGCAAACGATACTGGTAATATCATAAGTTGGTCATTATTACCCCAATCCAAAGCAACATCTTGAATTGTTGTTGGAAATACGTTTTCCATAGTAACTTCATAATACTTATCTTCTTTTCCAAAAGACTCAGTTGAATAATGACGAATAATCATTCTGCATCCATAATCATCTTTATAACCAAGCTCGTATGGTAACATTCCAACGGGATTTCCTTCTCCTTGGTCATCTATAGAAGCATAAGGACCACCCTTTGTACTATAATTCATAACTCTTTGCATCCAATTGTGGAAAAAAGAAAGTATTTGATGATTACTATCAAGCATAAAATTAGCACTGATAGGTTGACCTTGCATTCTTAATGGAAATGTTGTAGTTAGTTGTGATACAGCTGTGAATTGACCTGTTTCGACTCCAATACCTGGAAAGTTTACACTGTTACAGAAAAACGAAAATTCTCTTGTTGGGTCAATATTAGAGTTTGGTTCTTGTGGTTTAGAAATAATAACTTCAAACAAGTTAGGACGAGCAGGACCACCATACTTATCAAAAGTTGTTTTAAATTTACTAATACTAAAAGACATATTTACCTCGTTACCATTCTTCTGCTGTCTGCATAAACTTGCTGTTTCGATGCTTTTTCAAATTGTGCTAATGGTAAGAACAATGCAATATCCCATTCTGTTGGGTTAATGTAAATAAAACGAGATTTCATTTGTTTATTTAGGTATTGCTTCAACGCTGGTTTAAAGAATCTAAATTTAGCAGCGCTATTTAATAAATCGTAACTTAAATTTAATCTGGTAGTCTCGTCATATCTTTTATTGTTCGTAATCTTATATAATGCATCCATTAATTGAGCTCGCATCGTAGGCGGCAAATAATGGAAATTAATTCCCATAAATCCACCCTTTGTTTTATTTATTGGGAAAATCAAAGGGAATCTATCATAATAAGGAAGTGTATCTTTATACTTGGGGTCGTATGCAAATGTATACATCATACCAGGTTCTAAAATATTTTTAACTCTATTACCACCTTCCTTTAAACCTGTTGCAATCATCGATGCACCAGATATACCAGAGCTTCCACTACCTGTTCTGCTGATTTTCTTTGCTTGATTTCGATACCAAACGCGCGCAGTCCTTGAGCGAGCTGGCACTTCACCCGTGCGAATACCTTTAACTAATATATCTGCAAACACGCTGGTACCACGATGAGTACCTTTAGCAACTGATTTTGCTTCTTGTAATAATTTTGCGTAATTTGTGATGGCCATTATTTACCTGCTATTCCGTCTTTTTCTGTCATAATTACAAACTGCCAACCGCGGTCTGCACAGTATGACCGAGCTGCTTTCCATTTTGCGCTATTAATACCATAATTCTTAACCTCGTTAAGATATCTTCTCGACACTCGACCTGTCGGTGTCTTATTTTTATTTGCAGGATTTGGTGGAAGCGTTTGTTTATAAGGTTTAATTTCTATCATTACAGTATGCTTCTTACCATTCCCATCATATTTATGGACAATAACATCAGGAAAATATCTATGTACTCTTCCATCTATTGGTGACCTATACGGAACAATGACTTCTTCTGATTGCCACCATATCACATCTTTATGTTTATCAAGCCACGAAAATACATTTCGTTCCCACCAAGACCGATAAATAATCTTAGTTGGGTCCCCTTTGTATTTCTGCGGATTTGCGGGTTTAAATCTCCCTCTATAAGCCATAATCTATTTTCGCAACTCCGTATAAATAATCTAAAATATCCAATTACTATTTATTAAAAAGAGATAGAAATGACAGCGAGACCTGAATTAATTAGAGAAAGAAGAAACCAAGCAAAGTTTGCTGCTTTTTCTTTTCCTGCAAACAAGCCAATGCCGCATGGTATTTTGTTGACTTTTGAAGAATATGATTATAGTAAATATATTGCAAGTATTAATTCTGAGAAAAAAGCTAATACTGAAAACTTAGGTTTTGTTGATACTATTGGTTCAAGAGCTGATATTGCAAGCACATCTACTGTTGAGCTACCATTTCCAAGAACATTAACTGACAGTAGTAATATTAGAATACAAAGTTTTGAAAGAGATTTCTTATACGAAAGAACAGCTTCAGCTGTAGCTGGAATGTCCGGTGGAGACAATGCAAGTACATTGGAAAATTTTGCAGCTTCTGCAAAATCTGCACTTAAAAGTATTCGTGCAGGTTCTAAAGATTTTTTTGATGACCCTGTTAAAGCGATAACAGATGCAGTTGGAAGTATGCAAGGTATGAGCACTGAAAAAACAGCTGCTATTGCAAGTTATCTTGCAAGAAATATTATTGGTGGAGATTTAGCTAGGTCAATTAGTGCTGCTTCACAACGTACTGTCAATCCACAAGAAACATTAGGATTTACTGGTGTAGATTTACGTAATTTTTCATTTAGCTGGGATTTATTTCCATCTAATGAAGATGATACTAAAGCAATACAAAATATTGTTTATTTTTTAAAGTCTCGTTCTTTACCTGAAGTTGAAGGAGCTGATAGTAATGACGGATTTCTTGCTAGAGCATTTTTAAAATATCCAGATATTGTATCTCTAAATTTATTAGGTGTTGATGAAAGTAAATTTACAAGATTTAAAAGATGTATGATTAGTAATATTTCAGTAGATTATGGCGCAGGTGGTCAGGTTTCAATTATTAAAGGTGGTGTACCAGCAGCAGTTACACTTACTGTGTCATTCAGTGAAGTACAAATTCAAACACGTGATGATTTTCCACCTCCACCTACTGAAGAAGTTCAAACTGTTGTTAAAACTAAAACCGGGTATCGCGGGGCCAACTCATAATGAAATATTTTGAAAACTTTCCAATTATTGAATACGAAGGTCGTAGAATACGAGATATTTCTAGACGCACAAATTTTGTTCGTGCAATAAGTAACAATCCTTATTTGTATTATCCTTATACAGTTAAAGAAGGAGAACGCGCCGAAGATATAGCACAGTTTTATTATGGGTCAGTCGATTACGTATGGATTGTGTATATGGCAAATAATATTATCGACCCATATTATGAATGGCCAATGGACCCACAAACATTTAATGACTACTTAGTAGCAAAATACACGGAAGAATCTGGAGAGGTCGGTGAAGATGTTATTGATTGGACTCGAGACCCCAACAATGATGATAACATTTTATTCTACGTGAAGAGAGTATAACAGATGGCAGCAGTAGACGAAATTTTATTAGCACCCGAATCGTTTAGAACAATCTATCTCCGTAGAGAAGATAGAGTGATTATGAGAACAGAACAAGGTGCAAAAATTATTATTAAAAGAATTATCCCAGAAGAATGGGAACCTTATCGTATATACGAGTACGAAGAAACACTAAACAATAATAAAAAGGAAATATACTTATTTGACAAAACATTTTTAAGTCAAATTACTAGAGAATTCCAAACCGCAGTGAGTGAATAATTATCATGGCAGACGGGACTTTCAATCCATCAAGATGCGAAATCAGAAGAGCTGAAATAATACCATTCAATAGAGAAGGTGCTAATAAGCCTATTGACATTACTGGTATGATTGGCGCATTTAATTTTTCTCAATCTATTGTAAGTACTGCACTTACTGGTTCTGTAGTAATTTTAGATAATATTGGATTGTTAGATAATTTTGAAATTAGAGCAGAAGAACAATTAAAGCTTGAAGTTTATTGTTATGATTTACAAACAGAAATCAAACTTAATTGTCAAGTAATTAAAATTGATGGTATTGATATAGATTCTAATATTAAATCTATGACGTATGATATTCATTGGATGGCTAAGGTGAGTTATGAAGCTGCAAAAAGAAGTATTATAACAGCGTTTATGAACCAGCCAGCTTCAAAAATAGTTGAAGATATTTTTAAAAAATATTTTAGTAAAATGAGTGAAACTGCTGTGCCAGAACAACTTCCGACAGGAACCAAAGTATATTCAATAACAAATGACCCAGGTCGTAAGTTTTATGTCGAACAAACCAAAAAGAATATGTCTATAACAATACCGGACTATACGCCACAAGAAGCGATAACTTATGTTTGTAAAAGAGCATTAAGCTCAGAGCGCTCAGTGACAACTCCAATGTTTAGATTTTTTGAAAATTATGATGGATTCTATTTTGTATCTGATGAATGGTTATATGAATACGCTGAACTAAATAAACAAATAATAAAGAAAATGAATTATATGCCTTATGTAGAATTAGACGGCCAAAATCCAAGAGAACAAATTGAAACATTCTCGACTTTTAGTAATAACGCTCACGTTGATATTGGTTCAGAATTAAATGATGGGTATTATAATACTACAATTTTTGAAATCGATATATTAAGAAGAACAGCAACAAGAGAAAACTATAGTTACTTGAAAGAATTTAGAAAATTTACTGGCTCTAGTGGTAAAAAAATAGAAAAATTAGATACAGACCCGCACACAGAAGATTTTATTAAAGAAACTTTTACAAATGAAAATGCTAAGCAAATGATGATTATTAGAGATTGGAGTGGAAAAAATTCTGGTGCGTTTAGACCAAACGCAAATATGTCGGAATTAGCAGCAAGAAGAAATATGTTTTTAAATCATGCTGGTTCAACGGCATGCTCAGCAACAACAACTGGTCGTCTAGATATTCAAGCAGGTAATGTTATAGATTTAAATATGAAAGAAGTAAATGACGCAAGGCAAGAAAACTTAAATAAAAGATTAAGCGGAAGATACTTAGTAATTTCTTCACAGCAAATAGTTCAAGATGGTCAATTAGTAACAAGTTTACAATTAAGTAAATATGGTTATAGTGATGCAGGTTTTGATAAAGGTAAGAAAACAAACATAGCAAATGCAGTGGGATTAAATAGTTAATGAGAGGAATGGGAATAAAACAACCAATGTTTTTCATTGGGGTAGTAGAAAATAATGTTGACCCAACATTTCAAGGTCGGGTGCAAGTTCGTGCCTTTGGTGTTCACGGTGAAAATACAGAAGAAGAAATTCCAACTAAAGCATTACCTTGGGCAATTTGTGTAGCTGGTAATTTTGACCCTAATAATCCACCACCACCTTTAAACTCTTTTGTGTTTGGAATGTTTACAGACGGTGATGAAGGTCAACATCCATTGATACTTGGATTAGTACCGGGCCAATATGTAGAAAAACACAAACCCACAGAAGCAAGGTGGGGAGTCACTCCTCCTTATGACGGAGAGCTATTAGCACAGGGTAGTTCACCAAGAGATATTGGTCAACCTCAAAATTCTCGACTTGCTCGTGCTGAATATTTAGATGAAACATATTTAGCTAAACAATATACTAATTCAAAACAAAATCAAAAGATTGCAGACTCTGAAGAAACTTGGGACGAACCGTCACCAGCTTACGCTGCGAAATATCCATATAATAGAGTTATAGAAACTGCGCGACATAGTATTGAAATTGATGATACGCCAGGTGCAGAACGTATTCAAATTACTCATGGCTCTGGCGCATATATCCAGATTGATTCTAAAGGTAGTGTTACAGAAAGAGCTCAAGGCGATCGTTACGAAATTAATATTGGTACTAAACACGAATCATCAGGTCATTCAGTAGTTACGATTAACGGTAATTCTCATGTTTATGTTAATGGTAATAAAACAGAAGAAATCTATGGTAATTACAAGCAGATAGTACACGGTGAACACGAAGTTGCAGTTGGTGGTAACTCTTATCATAATGCTGGTTTGACAGCACATGTTAGAGGCGCAAATCTTAAACTTGAAGGTAATGCCGAAGATGTTACTATATTTGGTAGAAATAATATTAAAATGGAATCTGAAAAACAAATCAATTCTGTTTCAGGTCATATTAAAAATACTGCATTATTAACATTCAGTGCTTATGCAAATAAAGCAGTTCGTTTTTCTGCAGCTGGTGATATTCATTTATATTCTTTCGGACAAATTATTAATACAGCTAAAGGTTTAGCTCCACCTGTGCCTGGTGTTACTGGTAGTGCTACTGTAAATCCAGTAGGCGGATTTAATATTAATGCACCTTTTGTTAATATTGGTGGGTTTAGTACAGATACAATACCAACTGCTATTCCAACAGTAGTGGGTATTAATGGATTAGTTAATGCTACAACTGGTAATTTTGGTGTGTTAACAGCACCAACTATAAATTGTGGACTAGCATTAAATGCAACTGCTATTACAGCAAAGGCTGTTAATACAACAATTCTTGC